TCGTTTGCCGCGAGTTTTTGAAGAAGAAGACCGAGGTTTTGCGCGTTGCTGTTGTGTTGTTCCAGTTCTTGCGTCAAGTTCTTCTGACACTTGGAAAAACGATAAAACTTCAGCGTGGATCAAATTATCTTCTTTGACTGACATTGCCGAAGCTAAACTTTACAAAGACGGAATTGAAACAGCTTATTCACCGACGGCGGTTTCATTTGTGAATGAACCTTTCGCTTTTTACTGGACCATTAACTGGAACGACGTACTTAATTCTGACGGCGCTGGTTGTTACACTTTAAAAATAAGTTATGACATTTCAGGCGTTGAACTTACGTTCACTTGGGGAATTTATGACCTGAAACCATTCACAACGGAAACAGCAAACTTTACAGCGCGAGTTCGGGCAATTTATAACGATTACAACGAAGTCGAACAAATTGATTTCACAAATTCAATGGTTGAAGATAGTTGCCGTTTCAATGGTTTTATTGGTAATCGCCAACCAAATATGTCAACAGATAATTTAATTTATCAGAATCGCGAAATGAAGAAAGTAATTCGTGAAAATCTAAATACTTACGAAATTATAACCGATCCAACTTGTGAAGGAATCATTCGAAAATTGACTGACAACTTGCTTTTAAGTGAAAATGATTTATTTTTGTCTGATTATAACGCACACAACCATTCGTATCGTTTCAACGACCTTCCAGCAATAGTTGAAAGTTCGCCTGAAATAACTTATTACGAAGGTTCACGCGAAGCAAGTTTAAAATGTGTCGCTGGTGACAAATTTAAAGACCAACGAACTTATTATAAATGATTTGACGAATGGACCAGTTAATTATTCCAATTTTTTCGATTGTTTTTTCAATAATCGGTTATTTTTTAAAGCAGGTTCACAGCGATTTAAAAAAGGTTCGTGAAGACATTCAGAAAGTAGTTACTGAAAACGGAAAAAATCGCGGTCGAATTGAACTTGTTGAACAAGAAAACAGATTGAAGCTTCAAAGAATTGAAGAATTAACACAAACTGAAATTAAACATTTAGCTGAACAAGTGACTGAACTGACGACACAAGTTCGTCGTTTGATTGAAGAAACGACACGAAGACAATGAAACTGAACAGCGAAGAATTTTTATTGTTTATATTAAGTTTATTTGTAACCGCATTTATTATTTATCAATTATGCTTGAATTAAAAGAACGCTGGAACGGAAAAACACCAAAGTTTTGGAAAAAAATACAAAGAATCGGTGTTGCTTGTGGTATTGTTGGCGCGGCAATTGTCAGCGCACCAATTGCGTTACCAGCCGCGATTGTTTCAGTTAGCGGTTATTTGGTTGTCGCTGGATCATTGACAGCCGCACTTTCACAATTAACAAAAGAAGACTAAATGAAATTAAGCGCACACGTTACGATTGCCGAATTCGAAAGAAGCGACATTGCAACGAAACATGGAATTTCTAACAAAATGAATTCAAGTCAAATTCAATTTGCTAAAGACTTGTGTGAAAATGTATTTGAAAAGATACGCGCACACGTTGGCGGTCCAATAAGAATAAACAGCGGTTATCGCTCACCAGCTGTCAACAGACGCGCTGGGGGTTCGGCTTCCAGTCAGCATTGCGCACTTAATGGCGCAGCAATGGATTTAGACCTTCACGACCGCGAACTTTTTGAATGGATCATTGCGAACGTTGAATTCGACCAAGCAATTTATGAGTTTGGAAATGATTCCAACGCGCTTTGGTTTCATTTAAGCTACCGAAAAGGCAACAATCGACGTCAGGCATTACGCGCAATTAAAAAAGCTGGTAAAACGTCGTATATTCCATTTGTTTAATTACATTTGTTTAAGTCTTGCCAAGGACCTTACTAAAATGACCTAAAGAACCAACTTCAAAAGAGTTGGTTTTTTTATTTACCTTTGATTCGTTTTGTTTATAGTTTGAACGCCAGTTCGAATTGTGTTTAATTGTTAGATAAAAGAAAGTCGATTGAATTAATTTCAGTCGGCTTTTTTATTGACCGAAAAAAAAATTAAAAAAAATTGTGCAAAAGTGTTGTGAATTAAAAAACTTGTGTATTTTTGTAAGGTCAATAAGACACAAAACAAAACAAAACAACAATGAAACAAAATCAACACTTCGAAATGACAGCGGCTTTTTTAATGGGCGCGTCAATTATTTTATCAATCATTTATTTAGCAACAATTTAATTTAAACACCATGACAACAAAACACCAAGTGATCCAGTTAATCGTTGACCTTTCACAAGACAACGAACAAATGACAAAGTCTATTTTAGGAAAAGCGGTTGTTGAAGGCGCAAAAGAAGCTTTAAATTCAACGCCTGACATTAAAACTTTGAAAATCATTACTGAAACAATTACGTTTTTAGTAAAATGTATTGAAGACCTTCAGCAAGAATTGCGTGAAATGAAAGCGCACAACGAAAAAGCTGGTGTCATGTTCGTTCACCGCGACCAAGACATTCAAGGCGTTGAGCGATTAATCAACAAATACTACGAAAGTTTAAATAAAGTAATTCGTGAAATATGAAAACCAAAAGTAAAAAACAAAACAGTTTTTTTCCGCTTCCGATTCCAGTTTTAAGAATGGCGCGTTGGTGGAAGGAAAAAAGCTTTTCACATGACAAAGGCGGTTCGTTTAATGTTGAACACTATTTAAAAGTACAAAACGCAAGATTTGAATAATATGAACACAATACACAAACAAGACCTTCGAACAATTTTAAACGCTGACAGATTGCGTTCTTTTTTCCCTGACGGCTATTATTTCGACGTTGAAGAAGTTTTGACGGCGTGTCCTTACACCTTTGCCGAATTACAGCAAAAGACGCGCAAAAAAGATTTCGTTCACTGGCGACAGATTTTGATTGCGTACAAATACGCTTCAGGATCAACTTTCGAACAAGTTGGTGACTATATTGGAAAAGACCATTCGACTTGTGTGTATGCGCTTAAAAACGTTTTGAACGCGCTTCAAGGTTTTGACTGGTTACTCAAAGAAAAAATTGACCGAGTTGTCGCATTATCTGAAGTTATTATTTACGCAACTGAAGACCATACAAAGAACGAAATTCTTGCATTGCGTTATTTAGAACATAACTACGTTGAAAAATTCGTAAATTCAACTTTTCGTAATTCCATTAAAGTAGGTAAGAAGGTCATTCGTTGCGGCGTTTGACCTTGTTTTTTTTAAAAAAAATCAAATGAAAAAACCAACAAGAAAAAAAGTAACGCTTGAAATTGAATTCAATTCTTTTAATGAACTGGAATTTGTATTGAATAAAGTTTTTGGAATGGCGAAACAGCACCAGCGACACGAACGTCAATCAATCGCTGGATCAATTTACGAATATTCATTCGAAGTTCTTGAAAGTGAATCTGATTTTCGCGAGGAAATAATAAACGGACAGCGTTGTTTAATAATAAAATCAAAAATTTAAAATTATGAAAAAAATCACATTCACCGAACCACAACAAGAACGCTTCAGGACAATTCCTGAAGCTGTTCATTATTTACCAACTGGAATGAATTTAAACGATTACAAAATCGTTGGTTATTTAAACGGCGAACGCCTTGACAAATGCGCAACACTAACAATTGAACAATTCGGAACAATTCAACACGTTACAGCAAGTCAAAACGCAATCAATGGCAAAAAGTTTGAACACTTCATTTGTCACAATCCAGCGAACAATAAATTCACCATTTTAGTAATGCAAAAAAAATGAAAGATCCAGGAACAAAATTGAAAGTTGGTTCAGACTTCAGCGGCGTTGGCGCGTTCAATCAAGCTTTAATGCGTTTGGGCGTTAATTACGAGGAAATTTTCGCTTGTGACCGGGACAAATACGCGCGTCAAACATTCGTTCACAATTACGGCGAACCGAAATATTTCCCGACAGACGTTTATGAACGTGAGATTCCAGCGGAATCGCTTGACGTTTACATGACTTCGCCGCCTTGTCAAGCGTTTTCGTTAGCTGGTAAACGTTTAGGAAAAGAAGACAAACGCGGAATTCTTTTTTTTAATTCGCTTGAATTTATTAAACAAAACAAACCGCGCTTTTTTATTTTTGAAAACGTAAAAGGTTTATTATCTGACGACAGCGGTAAAACTTTTCAAGAATGGGTTAATTTGCTTGGTGGCAAATCCGTTAATGGGTTGCCAGTTTTATTTGCTTACGAAGAATCTGTTGAATATCATTTATATTGGAAAGTTTTGAACGCAAAAGAACATGGTGTTCCTCAAAACCGCGAACGCGTTTTCTTGGTTGGAATTCGTGACGACGCTGACAACAATTTTCGTTTTCCAAAGGAAGAACATTTAACTAAACGATTGAAAGATGTGTTGGAAGATAGTGTGGATGATAAATATTATTTGAGTGAAAAAATGTTAAATTGTTTATTTAATCATAAATCAGATAAATTTCAAATTAATACGCCAGTTGTAAATGATACAAATGAAGCCAGAACTTTACGAACTGAAATGGCTAAAATGGGTAGGCAAGATAATTTTATAAAAGTAAAATCAAACAATTCAAAAGGTTATGAAATTGCCGAAATTGGCGATTCAATAAGACTTGCGCACCCAAATAGTGAAACAAGTCGCGGAAGAATTGGAAAAGAAGTTTCACATACACTTGACGCCGGATCAAATCAAGGCGTTATTATTCCTTTATTTCATTGGGGTAAAGGTAAAAATAATGAAAGAATGGTTTATGATAAAGAGGGAATTTCTCCTTGTATGACATCAGCTATGGGAATGGGAGGTGGATATACACCGAGCGTTATTAAAGATTATAAAATCCGCAGACTAACCCCTCGCGAATGTTTCCGTTTAATGGATTTTCCTGACACTTTCGACTTTTCAGTCGTAAGCAATTCACAAGCCTACAAACAAGCTGGTAATTCAATCGTTGTCAATGTACTTTACAAAATACTTAAAAATTTAAATTTATGAAAAATCAACCTGAATTTCAACTTCAAAAGCAAGTGTGTAACTACCTAAATATAAAATACAAAGACGTTTTATTTTTAAGCGACACAATCGCATTTTTACAATTGACAATTCCGCAACGCGTCAGAAATTCAACGATCCAAAAGCGCGGTTTTCATTGTCCTGACATTATAATTTTTAAACCAAATTCAAAATTCAATGGTTTGTTTCTTGAATTGAAAGCAAAGTCACCTTTTAAAAAAGACGGCTGTCTTTTGAAATCTGAACATTTGGCAAATCAACAGCAAACAATTGACCAATTAAACGAAATCAATTATTTCGCAACGTTTGCGGTTGGTTTTGAGGAAACAAAAACATTCATTGACTGGTACATGAATATAAAATAATTTTTATATTTGCAAAAGTTACGTTCTCACATTATAGTAACTGAAAGGAATTATTGCCTGATTAATTGAACGCGAAGTGAGAACCGCAAGTAAATTGGTCAGGCTTTTTTTATTTAATTTTTTAACAATGGCAATCGGAAAAAACAAAATAATTGTTTACGCTGACTGGATCAATTTATTCGATAAACTGACAAACGAAGAAGCTGGTAAACTGATTAAACACTTTTTCAATTACGTCAACGATTTAAACCCAGTTTGCGACGACAGATTAACTGAATTATTGTTTGAACCAATAAAAGCGACATTGAAACGTGACCTTCAGAAATGGGAGGAAAAAACTGACGTTAACCGCGAAAATGGTAAAAAAGGCGGTCGACCAAAAAAAACCGAAGAAAACCCAAATAAACCGAACGCTTTTTTTCAAACCCACACTAACCCAAAAAAAGGCGTTAGTGATAGTGTAAGTGATAGTGTAAGTGAAAATGAAAGTATTTCTTTTAAAAAAGAAACAAAATATAATTTTAAAGAAAAACTTTTGAATTTAAACTTTAACGAACAACTTGTCGACGAATGGCTATCGATCCGGAAAGCAAAAAAAGCAAAGAATACTGAAACGGCTTTGAAAGCTTTTATTCGTGAGGTTAAAAAAGCAAACATTCCAGCAAACGATATTTTGCAAATTTGCGTCGAAAGAAGCTGGTCCGGTTTCGACGCGTCTTGGATCAATAATTTAAACACAAACAAAAATGGAAACACACAACAACCAATTAACAACGAAGAACGAAAGCGAAGCTATATTGAAAGAGTTCTTTACGGAAATAATGAACCAGTTGACAGCCAAAGGTCACGCAATGGCGAGAATAACAGCGCCTTTGATGCTGTCGAAATCGTCGAAAGTTGAGGAATCGCGTGAAGAATGTATTCGAATTTTGATTTCAAGCTGTGAAGTTTTGTTTGGTCTTCGCGCCGAAAACATTTCACCTGAACTTTGGAATATTTCATTTGCGTCGATTTGCGAACGTTTTGTTGGCATAACCATATCAGACATTCAAAATTCATTTAGATACGCTGTAATCGAAAAAAAAGCCTATCAAACGCTAACGCGTGACGAATTACTCGAACCAATTTCGCAATATTGGAAGAACAAAGTCATTTTATTGAACGAAATTGATTTAATTCGACAGAAAAACGAAAAGGAAATTCAGTCAATTCGTCAGGAACATTTGTTTAGACAAGAAGCAAAAGAAATTTATTTGAAATCGCTTGAAGCTGGTCACTGGATCGGTGACGAATTTCACGCTGACGCAATCGCGAGAAACTTTTCTGAATGTTTCATTCAAGAAGACAAAAATGAATTTATGCGTTGCGCTAAAATTGAATTTTATCAAAGACAAAAAGCCGCTGAAAAGAATCAATTTGAACTTGTTCCGAGTTGGCAAAAGATTTTTTCGCGCATTTACGTTGACCATTGCGTCAAAAAACAATTCAAGTTTATTGCCGTATAAAAAAAATAAAAAAATTATTTGTAATTAATTAGAAATAATTATCTTTGTTGAAACAATTAAACAAAACACAATGAATTCAATGACAATTTCCGAACTTAAAAACTGGTTGAAAGCGAACAAATCAGTTATTACTAACAAATCGCTAAAGGTTCAAACGCCTTTAGTGTCGCAATCGTTCAACACGTTGAAAGCTTTCGGTGAATTTATTCTTTCAATCGAAAACAAATGTACTTCAGCGTCAATTTATTCTTATTCAACGAATGGCGTTACCTTTTCAAGTCTTGACAATGATTTTTCAGTTCTTGAAAATGAAAGCGTTAAAGCGATCCAGTTTACTTTTGGCGGTATGCTGAACGAAAAAAGAATTCAAAACATTGCGAGTTTAAAAACTTTACGCTCGAAAAACCCACGAAAATACTAAAAATTTTTATTAACCAAAAATCACAAAAATGTCAAATTTAACCTTGAAGTCAATCTTCGAAAAAGACGCGGTAAAATCCAAAATGAACGAACTACTTGGAAGCCGCGCAACTGGTTTTGTTACTTCAGTTTTACAAGTAACTTCAAACAACGCGCTTTTATCAAAAGCCGAACCGATGTCAGTTTACAACGCGGCAATGACAGCGGCGGCGTTGGACCTTCCAATCAACCAAAATTTAGGTTTTGCTTGGATCGTTCCGTACAAAGGTCACGCACAATTTCAAATGGGCTGGAAAGGTTATGTCCAACTTGCGCAACGCACTGGTCAATACAGCAAAATTAACGTCGTAAAAGTTTACGAAAATCAGTTCAAAAGATTCAGCGCATTACACGAAGAACTTGACGCTGACTTTAACCTTGCGCCTGAAGGTCCGGTTATCGGTTACGCGGCGTATTTCAAACTGATTAATGGATTTGAAAAAACGACTTACTGGACAAAAGACCAAGCCGCCGAACATGGAAAACGTTTTTCTCAAACGTTCAACAACGGACCATGGAAATCAGACTTTGACGCAATGGCAATGAAAGCACTATTGAAGAACACGCTTTCAAAATGGGGAATTCTTTCAATTGAAATTCAGAAAGCAAATATTGCGGATCAAGCTGTTGTTACAGATTTTGAAACAAATGACGTTGATTACGTTGACGCTGGTGAAGCTTTGCCGACAATATCGAACACCGAACTATTGAAAGCAAAAGCCGAAATTAAAGCTGGAAACACAACAGCCGAAAACATTTCAAATTTATTTGATTTAACTGACGAACAACTTAATGAACTTACAAATGAAAACTAAAAAATTTCGTTGTTCGTCTTTTGGTCGTTTAATGACTGGCGCGGTACTTCCAACCGCGTCACGTCTGACCGAAGCGCAACAAAAAGAACTTACAACACTATTGGAAAAAGTAAAACTGACAGATATTCAAGCAAAAAAACGCGACGAATTAATTTCAAAGCGTGACACGCCAGTCGAACCGAAACTTTCTGAAGGTGCGAAAACGTACATTGAAGAAGAATTTTTGAAAGAACGTTTTGATTACGGCTTTCGTTTCACAAATCGTTTCATTGAAAAAGGCAAAGAGGTTGAAGAACGTTCGATCCGTCAGGTCGGCGCGTTACTCGGTTATCCATTCGCAACGAAAGCACCTGAAAACTACCTTGAAAACGATTTTCTTTGTTCGTCAGGTTATGACTGGAAAGTAAAGAATTTTGTCTTTGACCAAAAAAATGTTTGGTCGCCTTCAGGCTTAAAACTTTTCGACAATGACAAAGACCTTTCAGTTTATGAATGGCAAATTCGCGGTTACGCAATGTTAATCAATGAACTTGAAAACGGATCAATTGAAGCTGGTGCGGTCATTCGTTCGTTAATGAATCCTTCAGCGGAACTAATCTTTAAACAAGCGCGTCTTTTATGGATTGAAGCTGGAAACAATTACAGCGACGAAATACCTGAATCGTTTCTTCTTGAGGTTGAAAAAGAATTCGATTTTGAAGGTAAGTTTCCGAACATTGCTGACCGGGTTAGAATTCACCGCGTCGAATGTACACAAGAACATTTTCAGTTGATTCGAATATACGTCACACTGGCGCAAGAATATTATAATTCACTTGAAACAATTTGTGAAAATGTCAATACTAACGAAATAAATTTCTTTAAAAATGCGAATTAACAAACAAACAAAACTTGAAAAAGACTTCATTGAACGCGTCAATCAATTTGCGGCGCGTTCAGGAATGTCACCAGCGGCAATTATGCGCGAAATAGGAAACACGAATTCGAAGAAATTCAAAGATTTTATTGAAGGTACTGGATCAATAACTTCGCGAACAATGGGTTTAATTTCTGATTTGATTGATAACAACAAAAAAAAATCTAAAAAATGATTGAAATACTTATTTCAGAAAATCAAATCAAACGCGCAAAAAATCTTTATTCCTTCAATAATTTGAATAATTCAATTACAAAAGGGAAAAGCGAAATTTATGGTGCGGTTGGTGAAATTGTCGCGCTTGACTTTTATAACCGCGAAAGTTTAAACGCCAGTTATGTCGGTTCTTTCGATTACGACCTTCGAGTTTATGACAAACGCGTTGACGTAAAAACAAAGAAAGTTAACAACGCGCCCGAACTGGACCACAACGCGACAATTCCAGCGGTAAACACCAAACAACGAACAGATATTTATTTGTTCGTTTATGTTCTTTCAGACTTGACAAAAGCGTTTCTTGTTGGTTGGCTTCCAAAAGATTTATTTTTTGAAACAGCAACGCTTAAACGAAAAGGTGAATTTGACGGAAACAAAACTTTTCAATTTCGCGCTGACACTTATTCAACAACACTTGACAAACTTTACGCTGTAAAATGAAACTACTATTTAAAATAATCATTCACGCACTTGCAATTTTTGGCGTGTTGCATTTAATATTTAACATTTAAAAAATGATTGCATTTGGAATTTCAATTTCTAACAAACACCGACTGAACATTTTTGATTCAAGAAACAATCGAAAAAATGAATTCAGAAATAAATTAGAATGGAAGGCAAGAAGACCTGACCATTGGGAATATTTAAACGAATTAAAAAAACAACACTTTAAAAACTTGACGACATGAAAAGAATATTTATTGAAATTACTTTATTTTCTGTTTGGTGCGGATTATTGCTTTTTTTCTTTTTGAAATTATTGCATGACTACCAACTTAAACGCGACCGAGAACTTCAACAAATCGAAGTTCAATTTAAAAAGTTTAAATTTGGAAAAGAAAAAGATTTGTTTGAAGACAAAACAATCAGTCAACGCAAACTGGAAACACTTGACCGAATTTACGAATATAAACGATTTGATTAAATTTATCGCTTTGACGGCAATTGTTGCGGTTGTGTTAATGGTTGCCTTCATTGTTTATTTATTACCGCCTAAAAATGACAGAAAATGATAATTAAAGAAATATTCGCGACAATCGCACTTTTGATTTTATACGTTCTTTATAGAATCAGTCACTTTTTTATTCTTACAAGACGAATTGACACCTTTACAGACTGGATCAACACCGACCGGCGCGACGACTTCAGTGTAATGATTTTAACAATCGTTTCGTTCTTGCTAATTTTGTTCTTTGGTTTCGTGTTTACGATTCTTATTTATGCTGGAATCTTTGCGCTTAATCTAATAATTTTACTTGTTAAAAGATTAACAAAACTTTGAATATTCAATTTTTTTCAATCATGGACAAAAGACAAAACAACGGGGGTGCGCGTGACAACGCTGGAAGAAAAAAAAGAAGCGAAGAACAAGCACTTGTTGAACGATTAACACCATTCGACGAAACCGCCTTTGAAGCTTTGAAAGACAACCTTGAAGCTGGTGAAAAATGGGCGGTTGAATTGTTCTTTAAATATCGTTTTGGTATGCCGCGTCAAATGGTTGACGTGACCAGCAACGGCAACGACATAACAGCACCAATTATTTCATTTAAGAAATTCAATTCAAATGCCGAATGAAATCGAAATCAGTCACAAATTTGAACCTTTATTTGACCTTCTTGACGACAATTCTTTTAACGAAGTCGATACGATTGTTTTAACTGGCGGTCGCGCTTCAAGTAAGTCTTTCAACGTTGCGCTTTTAACCTTAATCGGTGTCGTTGAAAAAAGCTGGAAAGTTTTATATTCACGCTTTACAAATACGTCAATAGGCGATTCCATAAAGTCTGAAGTAAGCGACAAAATCGAATTACTCGGTTACGAAAATAAAGTTGTTGACAATCAGTTCAGAATTGATTCACGCGTGTCTGAAGGTTCAATTTCATTCAAAGGAATCAAAACTGGATCAAAAGGACAAACAGCAAATTTAAAATCATTGTCAGGTTTCAATTGTTTTGTCGTTGACGAAGCTGAAGAAATACCGAGTTACGAAACATTTAAAAAAGTATTTTATTCAATTCGTTCGGTCCACAAAAGAAACATTTCAATTCTTATTTTAAACCCAACGATAAAAACACACTGGATTTTCAAAGAACTATTCAAGAAAAAAAACGTTCCTGAAGGTTTTTGTGGCGTTGTTGACAACGTTCTTTACATTCATTCAAGTTACCTTGACGTAAACCCAAAATTTATTCCTGAAAACATTCGACGCGATTACGAACGAATGAAAGCTGACGAACCTGAAGTTTACAAAAACGTCGTTCTTGGTGGCTGGATAAATGAACAAGAAGGTGCGTTGTTCAAACGCTCCGAATTGAATTACTTTGATCCGGCGCAAGTTGACTGGTCCGAATCAATTGGTAAAATTGCTTTCATTGACGTCGCTGACACTGGTGAAGACAATCACGCTGTTCCAGTTGGCGCAATTGTAGGAAATCGAATTTATATTCAAGACGTTGTTTTCACCAAATTAGGAACTGACGTAAACGTTGACTTGACCGCGTCGTTTTTAAATGAACATAAACCTGAATTTGTTCGTATTGAATCAAACTTTGGCGGTTCAATGTACCTTTCGCTTTTACAGCCTAAAGTTCAAGACGACATTACGCTTTTATCAATTCGAGCAACAACGAATAAAATCGGTCGAATCATTCAACTTTCAGGTTTTATGAAAAAGTATTGCTATTTCAGAAACGACATTGAAATTGGTTCAGATTACGACAAATTTCTTGAAAACATTTTTGAATTTACCGCTGACGGAAAAGCGCAACACGACGACGCACCTGACGCGTTAGAAGGTCTTTGTTCAATGGCGCGTTCATTTCACCCTTATTTGTGGCAAGAATGACAAAAAAAAAGCGCAATGTTCTTGCGCCAAAAAACCGAAAGAATCACTAAACTTTCATTTTTTAGTTAGATTTCAAAACCTGGATCGTTTACAAGTTGATTATTTGTTTGAGGTCGTCAACTTCATAAATTCCAAGTTCAGAAAGTGTTTTCATTGCGTTCGCTTTCTTTTCAAGAACTTCAGCTTTTTCACGTTCGTTTTCTTGAAGAACTGAAATGTGTGAATAGTCAAGTTCTAACCATTCACCTTTAGAAATCAAACCGAAAAGTTGCGAACGATTCATTGCGAGTTCTTCAGCTTCAGGAATAATTGTTGATTGATACGCTTGTTTAATTCCTTCGCTCAAATTTTCGTAAGTCGAACCAGTTTGTCTTGAAAAAATGTTTGCGTTCAATCCGTAAGCGTCAATGATTGTTAAAAAGTCGTCGTTTATTTCTTCAAAAAGCATTAAGTCCTTCGTTGGAAAAGTCATCGGTTGCCAGTTCAAAGAGGTGTTTGTCATTATTGTGTGCATTTGACCTTCTTCAATTCCGTAAAGACGTTGATATTCGTCGTTCAGTCTTTGACGTTCCTTTTCAGTCAACGGAATAGATCCTGACTGGTCTTTTGATTGATTTGATAAAATACCAAGCGCACCTTTTCTGTTGATTATAACGTTTCTAAAACCATACGCGCCGCGAATGTTTGAAATAGGCATAAAAAGCGAGGTCATTGGACTTTCACCTTTTACTGGATTCTTTGAAGAAACATATCGCGTTTGATTTATTTCATTTGTTTGAAACTTTACGCCGCTTCCGTCAAGAAATTCGTATCCGGTAATAATTCCTTCAATTGTCGTTTGTGCGTACCACTTGCCCGAAACATTAATTTGCATTTGTGCCGCTGGTAAATTTGTTAAACCTTGCGGAAATGAAGTAGGCAAACCGCGAAGAATATATTCGTAATTATTGCCGTAGATACATTTATTTTCGTTCCATTGTCGAATATGGTCGTTTCCATTTACTAAAGGATTTGGATTTTCCAAAAGCTTTACAACTGGCGAATCAGTAACTTCAAGAACGTTTCCAAATTTGTCACTTTTATAATGTTTCCAAACACCTGAAGCAAGTAAATAACCGCGTCTTTGAATTACAGCGTATAGTTGCGGCGTTGTAATATAGACGTTGTAAGCATCCCACGAATCGGGTGACAACCATTGCGGTTGACCAGTTAAAATTTGTGCTGTTTGTGTTCTTGGTGTTTTGGTGTACGAAAAACCAAAAAGAGAATTTATAAGTGACAAAGGCGTGAAATCCATACAAAAAAAATATTTGTTTCGAACAAAATTAAGTTTTTTAAGTAATAAATGTGAAAATTCTTACATTTGTGAGAATATTTTTACTATGAAAAAAGTAATTTTGACGGCTGACGAAATAAAAAAGCTGAAAGAAGTCAAGCAAAAACAAGTAATTAACAACGAAATTGTTAAAAAATGAACGACCTAAAATTTAACAGCAAAGCTGAAGAAATAGATTACATTGTTGCTAACAAAGAAATGTTAATTGCAACAAAAAAAATGTCAAACAAGCATTCTGACGCGATTCATTTTACACCGACAATCGAAAAAAACGACGCTTCAAAAGCTGTTTATAATGGTTACGACGAACCTATGTTCAATAATTCAGACGAACTAATTGAAGAACCAACACGTTTAAAAGCGCGTCTTGTTTTGAACACAACGCGAATAATGGATTCACATTGTGACGTTCATATTGACGGACTTTGGAATAAAACACTAAAGGAAAAACGCCTTTTGTATTTGCTTCAAGAACATAATATGTCATTTAAAGGAATAATTTCAGACAATATCAAAACTTCGCTTGAATTGTTAGATTGGTCAAGTGTTGGAATTAAAGCCGCTGGTCAAACACAAGCGCTTATTTTTGACGTTGAAATTCCTGAAGAAAGAAATGAATTCATGTTCGAGCAATATAAGAACGGCTACGTTAAAAACCATTCAGTTGGTATGCGTTACGTTAAAGTCGAACTTGCGGTGAACGATGAACGTTATCCTGAAGAATTTAAAGTTTGGAACAAATACATTGACCAAGTTGTCAACAGAAAAGACGCTGAAGAAAAAGGTTATTTTTATCCAGTTCTTGAAGCCAAACTTCTTGAAGGTTCGGCTGTTCCTATGGGTTCAAATTACGCAACACCAGTTCTTTCAATAGAAGAAAAAAATATTGAGCCGTCAGTTAATGACACTCAAAAAAATGAGCCGTCAATCGTTGACACTCAAAAACCAAATAGTTTATTTATTAATTTACTCTAAAAACAAAAAGAAAATGTTTGTAGAAAAAACAATTGAAGAAGTAAGCGCAATGTCAATGACTGAACAAGCGACTTACCTTACCGAAAAAAAAGCACACGAATTGAACGTTCGTAAAGCTGAAATTGAAGCGGCTATTGCTGACGCTAAAAAAGAAACTTCAGGTGAACTTGAAGCTTTGAAAGCTGAATTGAACAACGTTGTTGTTGATTTGAAAGGATTGAAAGAAGCACCAGCGAAAGTTGAAGGTTCAAAAACAATCGGTCAAGCTTTGGCTGTTGCATTTAAAGGCGCTGAAGCTGATATTCAAAAAGCAATTGCTGGAAAACAAGATACAGCTATCAAAGTTGCGGTTACAATGTCAGTTGACGACACAATCGGTGCTGGTCCAACACAAGTAACTATTACTGACAACACTGGAATAATTTCACCAATAAGAAAACGCGAATTGCGTTATTTGGCGAATGTTTCTGTTGGATCAACTTCAGGAAACCGCGCTTTGTGGATTGAAGAACTTGACGAACAAGGAAATCCAATAATGTTAGCTGAAGGTGCTGAAAAACCACAAGCTTCAGTTCGTTACGAAGAAAGAACAGCAAACGTTAAGAAAATAGCTGTTTACGGAAAAGTAACGACTGAAATGATGGCTGACTTGCCGCAATTGATTTCTTACATTCAGAACAACTTAATGAAGCGTTTGGACATCGTTCTTGAAAACAATTTCTTCAATGGTGACAACCTTGGTGATAACTTGAACGGCGCTTTCAACCTTGCGACACCTTGGTCAGCTGGTATTTTGGCTGGATCAATCGTTTCACCTTCAGATTACGACGTTGTTGAGTCGGTAGCACTTCAAACTGAACTTGCTTTCGGTATGCCAACAGCAATTTTCGTTAATCCAGCGGTTGTTGCAAGAATGAGGTTAACAAAAGATTCAGTTGGTCAATATGTTTTGCCAGTTTTCGCAACGGCTAACGGACTTGAAGTTTCAGGAATGCGAGTAATTCCAACGACAGCGGTTACTGGTGAGAATTTTATTGGTGGCGATTTGTCAGTTCTTAATGTACTTGTTCGCGAAGAACTTGGTATTCAAATCGGTCTTGACGGAAATGACTTCATTAACAACAAAAAAACAATGCTTCTTGAAAAAAGAATCGTTCAATTCGCTTCGGCTAACGACGTTGGTTGTTTAATCAAAGGTGAATTTGACGTTGCGAAAGCGGCACTTGCTGTTTAATTTGATTTATAACAAGGGGGTGCAATTCCCCCTTATTAAAACTTTTGAAAATGGCAACAGCAAAAAAAACAGAAACAACAGCGTCAGCGCAAAAAGCACAACTTGAAAAAGAACGTGAAGCCGCACAAGCTGAAATTTCTAACGTAAGACCAAAACCAGTTAAAGGCAAGTTTTACGAATTTGAATCAAAAGGAAAGTCAAAATACTTGAAAAAAGGAAAGCGTTATTTATTGACCGCTGAACTTTTTGATTTGTTTACTAAAAAAGGTTATTAATATGTCTTTAATCATTGCTGACGATTTTACTGGTAAATACGAAGTTCATATCAGTCAATTTACCGCTGACAAACTTCAAGAATACATTGACAGATACGAAACAAGTATTTTGAATAAATTACTTGGTGTCGAACTTTACAATCTATTTATTACCGATATTGTTTTGCCAGTTCCGTCACCGATTTATGAAAAGATTTTCTTACCATTTATCGAACAAACGGATCGCGGCGACATTTTAGAATCGAAAGGAATGAAAGACTTGCTTACTGGAATGATTTATTTTTATTACGTTCGTGACCAATATACTCAAATGAGTACGTTGGGCGCGGTAAAAAATAAAGGTGAAAATTCAGAAAGTACAACTTTTGTAATGTCAGGTTTGAACGCGCGTTGGAATGAAGCTGTCGAAACATACAATTCAATTCAGCATTACGTCGAACTAAACAAAGAAGTTGATTATCCAACCTTTAAAGGTTTAAGAGAATTTCCAGCGTTATCAATGTAAGGAATGAAAGATATTTATCAAATAGTAAAAGACGAAATTCACGCAAAAATGAATTTAACAATCAACGTTGAAAGCGTTACTTTGGTGTCAACTGACACTTACGCTTTAGTTGTTTGTTCTTTGAAATGGGCGCGAAAAGGTTTAACTATTGTTGACGAATTGAATCATTCTTTTGTTATAAGCGAAGTTGATCCAACGACGAACACAATTATTGTTGTTGGTTCGTTTGTATGGTCAGGAAACGGAATTATTCAAGCTTATAAGTTTTTTGTCGGAACACCTATTTCAACTAACGAAGAATGGAAGGTTTTCAACAGCGACGAAAGAAAAAAAGTTCCGTTTATTTGGCTTGTTGAACCAACGTCTGAAAGGTTTGCAACGTCAGAAAATTCACTTGAAAGAACAAGTGATTTGCGTTTAATTTTTCTTGACGACAATTTCGCGCGTAAATGGTTAACGACTGAAGTTCACGAAAACAGACTTCAATCCGTTTATAATTGCGTTGAACAATTTATTTTAACTATTCAGAATAATCCGATTTTCGGAAATTTGCCTGAATACGATTTAAAAAACTTTACGCGATTTGGGACTGAATCAACAAACGGCTTTACAGCAAATATTATTGATGCCGATTTAACTGGTGTCGAATTGCGGTTGTCACTACCGATTTATAAATTAAGTGAATGTAATTGTTAATTTTAAACAACTTTAAAAACTAAAAAAAATGGCAGAATTTTGCACTTGTGGCGTTTCTTATGGTGAAACTGGTCTTGACGGCTGTCCAGTAATAGGAAGAACACCGCACAATGTTATTATCGTTCCGCGTTATGCTGAAGACGGAACACTAAACAAAATTGATTTGACTTCACCAACAATCGGTGCTGACATTCAAGCTTTAACACAATTTTCAACACCAGCGCAAGAAAGACTTTATCCTTTGCCATTTGGTGAGAACTTTGTAATTACAAAAAGCGACACAATTTACGAAACTGGACCTTCAGGGAACAAGTACAAAATCAAAGAAGGAATTCGTACAATTGCTTTCGAACTTTGGGACAAAGCGTCTTCGGTTCGTATGTTAGCGGAATTGAAAAAATTCGGTTGTTCGCAACTTTCTTATTTCATTGTTGACATTGAAGGAAAACTTGAAGGTTACAAAGACAGCGTTGAAGACACTGAATTTTATCCTTATCCAATGGAAACTTCAACGTACAATACAATTTTAATGTACGCGACTGATTCAGCGGTTCAAAAAATTATGTTGTCTTTCGACCAAACGCAATATTTCAACGACGGAAAAATCTATTATCTGACACCTTCAGATTTAGGTTATTCAGCGACAGAATTGAAAGGTCTTGTTCCAATTAACAGCGTTGTGTCAAACATTACAACAACTGGTGTTGAAGTTGCTTTGTCGAAACCAGCTTATTCAGCAATTTTCGGAAATGCGACACCGCTTACTGGTTTAGTTTTGGCTAACTTTGCATTGTTCGACGTTACTGGTGGCGCACCAGTTGCAATTACTGGCGTGACTGAAGGTCCTGACGGAACTTACACTTTGGTTTATTCAGCGGTTGCTGGTCAAAATGACTTTGAGTTAACAATTACGGCGAATGGTTACGCGATTCCAGTAATAAGTTACGTTGATCCAGCTTAACAATGAACAAACCAGTTTTAACAATTAAACTTGGTCGTTCTGAATATAGTGTCGAATTCTTAAAAAGCGTAACTTTGAAAGAAGCGATTGAACATTTCGAACGACTTGGTGTTCACGAAGGACAAATCCGAAACGCTTGGAAACGAGCAAACGGAAAAAAATAAAACAAATAGTGTTTAATGGCAAAAAGGGTGTGTAAAAGCACCCTTTTTTTGTAACCAAAAATTGAATGATTGTTGACTTTACAAGACTGGACCGCTTATTTTCAGCTTTGGACAATTTGTCTGAAGATAAAATTTGGTTGTTTGCTGTCGACAAAGACGTTCAAGACGAAATTATTCGAATCAATACTGAAGACCAGCTTGAAGAAGAAGGAATTGATTCACTCGGTCGCAAATTAGGCGATTACGCGCCTTCAACGATTGCATACAAAAGGCGAAAAGGTCAACGTTACGACCATGTAACTTTGAAAGACGAAGGTGACTTTTACAATTCCTTCAACGTGAAAGTAAACGTCAACGAAATAATTATTGACGCTGACGATTCAAGCAAATACAACAAACCGCTTTTCGAAGTTTGGGGTGTTGACGTTCTTGGATTGACTGACGACAATATGAACTATATTAAAGAAATGATTCTTGAAAACTATATTAAATTTGTGCTGAATGAATTACTTTCTTACAATTGACAAGTTAACAATGGATCGCTGGTTGAGGTGTCAAGACGGCGATTTAACCGCTTTACGAATTGACGCTGAAGTTGGAAGTGAGGAAATGGATTTTTCCGCATGGGAACTTGTCAATCAAAACTACATTGAAACTTTTGGTGTCAGTCGTAAACACGTCAGATATTTACAGCTTCAAAAAGAACTTTTACTTGCAAGAATGGATTTATTAATAACTGGTGACAAATTCATTTTAAATAAAATTGACGACATTGAAAAAGAAATGTCAAGTGTATTTGTTTCGGACCAACCGAACGCGAAAATATCAACTACATTCATTCATTTATCCAAATTCATGGGTTACAGAATAACCGCTGAAACGATTTCAGTTCTTGAATTTTTTACAATGGTCGAAGAATACGGAAAAAATAATTAGAAATGGCAAAGAAAATTTCAAAAATAGATATTGTTCAAGGTGACGTTTTAGCTGACTTGCGTTCGTCGCTTGAAAAAACAAAGGCACAAGGTGACCTTTTAAAAGCTTCTTTAATTGCCATTGACGAAGCAATGAAAAAACTGAAAGCTGACGCAAAAAGCTTGAAAGTTGACATTCAGAAAGTTGATCCGTCTGACACAAAACAATTGAATGACTTAAACAACAAGCAACGCGAGGCAAATAAATTGTTGCTTGAACAAGAAAAAATTCGTCAGGCACAACTAAAGACTGAATTACAGATTGAACGCAATAAACAAGCGCAAATTCGAACTGAAAAGTTGTTGAACAATGAAACGCAAAGAACAACGTCAGCTTACAAAGAACAATCAAAACTTTTAAATAAACTTCGAAACGATTATAAAGACCTTGCTGTTCAAGAAAAAACGAACACAAAAGAGGCAAAGGATTTACTCGCACAAATTACAAAACTTGACGCCAAATTAAAGAACGTTGACGCTTCAGTCGGACAATACCAGCGAAACGTTGGAAACTATGGTTCGGCATGGGAAGGTTTAAAAGGTAAATGGAAAAGTTTAGTTTCTGTTGCTGGTCAACTTGGTCTTGCTGTCGGTGGCGCTCAAATTCTTAGAAGTTCAATTGACACAATAAAAGAATTCGGTCAATCAATTGCTGACCTTGAAGCAATAACTGGCGCTTCAAAACCAGCGCTTGACAAATTAAGAGTTTCAGCAATTGAACTTGGAAAAAATACACAAGGCGGCGCAAAAGCTGTTGTTGAAGCGTTTAAACTTATTGCTTCGGCTAAACCTGAACTTCTTGAAAACGCTGACGCATTAATCAAAGTAACTGAAGCGGCAAGAACATTATCAAAAGCTTCAGGAATGGAATTGCCTGACGCGGCAACGGCTTTAACTGACGCAATGAATCAGTTCGGCGCGTCGTCTGACGAAGCGGCTAAATTTATCAACGTTCTTGCCGCTGGTTCAAAATTCGGCGCGGCTGAAATTCCGCAAGTAACTGAAGCGTTGTTGAAATTTGGCGCTGTTTCAAAGTCGGCGAATGTAAGTATTGAAGAATCGACCGCTTTAATTGAAGCACTTGCCGAACGCGGTTTAAAAGGTGCTGAAGCTGGAACGGCACTTCGCAACGTAATGCTGAAACTTTCCGCACCTGACGCATTGCCAAAAGAAGCGAAAGAACGTCTTGACGCACTCGGAATTTCATTTGCTGACCTTCAAGACAAAAGCAAACCATTTTCTGAAAGACTTGAAGTTTTAAAACCATTACTAAACGATAACGCCGCGCTTGTCAAGGTGTTTGGAATGGAAAACGCTGTTGCCGCAAGAAATTTAATTGATTCAACCGCAAGAATACAAGAATTAAATAAACAAGTAACTGGAACAGATACGGCTTTCAAACAAGCTGAAATTCGTTCAAAAACACTTGCTGAATCATTCAACACCTTAAAAGAAACTTGGAACGCTTACGTTTTAGGCGGTTCGGAAGGTCTTGACATGAATAACAGATTGATTTCTTCGTTAGATTTTCTTTCGAAAAATCTTGACACAATTGTAAACGCTTTAATTCGTGTCATTCGTTTATACATTGAATTTAAAGCGGTTCAACAAGCGTTAAAATTAAAGGAAAATTACGACGCTTGGAAGGCGCAAAAACAAGCAATTAAAGAAACTGGTGAGGCTTTAGAAAAAGGTTCGGACAAAGCAAAAGCTTTTGGTACAGCTTTAAAATCAATCGGTTTTGCTATTGCAATTGATTTGGCAATTGAATTGGCGACTTCACTTATAAAAGTTGCAAATGGTCACGCGTTCGCTGAAAATGCAATGATTTCTTACGAAAACACAAGAAAAGAAATTGCTTTAAAAGTTAAAGCTGACAACGCTGAAACAAGTAAACAACTACTTGCTGAAAAAGAAAGAATTGACAATCAAATAACGTTATTGGAACGTGAAAGAACGCAACGAATAAAGAACGGCGAAAGCGCAAAACAAGTAAACAAAGAAATTGATTCAAGTATTAAAAATTTGAATGAATCATTGAAGAAACAAGTTGTTGCGCGTGATCCTTTAGGACTGACGGCTTTTGAAAGAAATAAAAACACAATATCAAACTACAAAAGTCAAATTTCACTTTTAAGAAATGAAATCAATCAACTTCAAGAAATTGAAAAGAAAGAAGGTACAAATAGAAAAGCTGGAATTGCGGCGGCAAGGGAAAAAATAATTGTTCTTCAAGAAAATATAAAAGGTGTAATTGCTGACAATAAATTTAGATTTGAATTACTTCAAAATTTGAATGAGGAAAATAATTTGACTGAAGCGAACACTTACGCACTTGAAGAAAATACAGACGAAGAAAAGAAAAATAAAAAAGCGAAAGAAGAAAAGGTTAAAACCATGAAAGACGCGAACGACGAAATCGAACGCATGGTTGACTTAATGAAACAGACGCAAGAATTAACAGACGAAATCGCACTTTATGAAGCTGAAGCCGACGTTCAAAGCGCAATTCAATCGCAACTGGATTCAATAAACGAAAGCGGTCAGTATTCAGTTGATTTAATCAATCAAAGGATTGACGCTGAATATGAATTGCAAAAAGCAATCATTGAACGAAAATTTATTGAAGAAGTTGACGCGGCAACAAACGAACAAGAAGTTATTAACGCACAAAAGAAGCGTGACTTTGAACTTGGTAAACTTGAAAAGGAACGTGTTGACCTTAAAAAAGACGTGTACAAACAACTTGAAACAGCGCAAGAAGAACACGCCGACAAAACGTTTCAACTGGATCAACAAGAAACTGAATCACAAAAAGACGAATTAAAAAAACGCGCTGAAAATCAACAAAAATATATTGATTTCACAACGAAATACCTTGAAAAAAACATTGACGCAAGAATAGCTTTGCTTGAAAAAGAAATCGAAGCCAGTCAGAAACAACAATCGATTCTTCAAGAACTTGCCGCAAATGGAAACATTCAAGCGTCACAATCGTTAGCCGAACAAGAAAAAATTGAAGTTGAAGCGTTGCGTCGTAAAGAAAAACTTGAACGCAAGAAAGCACAATTACAATCTATAACGGCTTTTTTAAATGCTTACACAAATGCGAGAGCCGAAGGTAAAACACTTGGTGAATCGCTTACAATTGCACTTGGTGACAAAGCTGTCCTTGACGCAATTATTGAAACGCTTCCGACATTCTTGGAAGGAACTGAAGACACTGGTCGCGGTGGCAATTTAGACGCTGACGGCGGTTTTCTTTCAGTATTGCACCCTAACGAACGCGTAATGACAAAAGAACAAAACGCCGCGTTAATGGGAATGTCAAACGATGAGGTTGTTAAAATTGTTCAAGGTGCAAAAATGAATGAAATTCAACCAAAAGGTTGGGAAAATTTGGGTGTGTTAACTGAACTGAACGGATTGAAAGACGAACTTCAAGACATTAAAAAAGCTATTTTAAGCAAACCTGAAACGAACATTGAACTTGGTGAAATAGTTGGTGCTACAATGTCAATTGTAAAGTCGGTTAAAAAAGGTAATTCAGTGACATACAACAAATATAAAATTAAGTAATGCGACACTTTTTAAATGATATTGAAATCGCACCGCGCAATTTGCTTGACATTGGTGTTGTTTCTGACTTTACAAATCGACCTGACGAACTTTCATTGAACGTTGACAAATTAATTTTACCGCGTGAGGCGTTGGACATTATTCAAAACCATTTACAAACGCAAGGTGTCTTTGAAGGTATTCCTTACCGCGTTGAAATGGCGCAAGGCGTTGTTCTTCAGTATTACGTTGATTTAACTGAAAATGCAATTTTTCGCGACTTTGAAATTGAAGTGACTATTAAAAGACGGATCGCGAAGGATTCATTCTTTGACCAAGCTGACGGAACTTCATTTGAATTACTCGCGGCAAAAGGTGTTCAGTTTCAATTTATCGACGTTCCTTTTTTAATTGTTCGTGACAACCTTGAAGAATCATTCGTTCAGTTGGCAATTTCGACGTATGTCATGACTAAAGAATTGATTCAAGCTGCAAAAGATTTAGGAACAGCAATAACAGATTTTATTCAAGCAACGGTTGGTTCGCCAATACCGCCTTTAGGTGCTATTATTTCACTCGGAATTAAAGTAATTATTCAAGCCGCTTACACCGCCGCCGTATTAATTGCCGTTGGTGAACTTGCGACACAATTGATTCAGGTTTATTTTCCAAACGTTCGATATTTGAAAGCGTGTAAAGTCAAAGAACTTATTTCAAAAGGCTGTCAATATTTAGGTTATCAATTCCAGTCAAATTTGCTTGACAATTTTTCAGGCGCGACGATTTTGCCAGTTCCATTAACAAAAGAAAAGGTTTCAATCTTTGACAATCTTTCAAATTCATTAAGCGGTACAGCTTTCACAAAAGGTTATCCGACAGCGCAAGACAGCACACCAACACTCGGTTCATTAATTTCAGCAATTGAAACGCAATGTAATGCTGAAACAAAAGTTGTGAACGGAATTGTTCAACTCGAACGCCGCGATTACTGGCAAAACTTAACACCGAACGCAATTATTCCAGCTTTGGTCCTTCAAGCTGAACGTCAAGACGAATATACATTGAACACTTCCGATATTTGGAAACGATATTACATTCATTATCAATATGACTTGTCAGATATTCACACAATGGATTTTTTTGATCCAACTGACGCGGAATTTTCAACCGAACCAGCGAACGTTGTAAATGCTGACCTTGTTTCAATTAAAGGTTTACAAGACGTAAACATTCCTTTCGCTTTGGGTG